CGGTCACCGCGTTCCCAATCTTCGCCTACTTCAAAATCTTCAACGAATGGTTCCGAGACCAGAACCTTCAGGAGCCCTGGAACTGGTCAAGCTCGTTCGGGACAACGCACCTCACGACCAGCATAGGACAGGGCGAGGAAACCAGCTGGGACATGATGCCCTTGCGCGTAAACAAACGGTCGGACTACTTCACCAGGTCACTCCCATTCGCGCAAAAAGGGAACCCTGTAACAATCGGGGTAGGAGCAACCGCGCCGGTCTACACAAGCGCCACCCAGCAAGTAAGCGGCTCACAAACACCAATGAGCCTAAGAAACAGCACCGGCGGAGCCGACATACCAGGCACGTCAACCCTCGGAGTATTCAACGCAGGAGCAAACGCACAACTCGCATTCGACGCGGCGGGCGGAGCAACAAGCCTGGACGGAGGGGTGTACCCCTCGAACCTATACGCAGACCTGGCAAACGCGACAGCAGTCACCATCAACCAACTGCGCCTCGCAGCAATCACGCAGCAAATGCTCGAGAGAGACGCTCGCGGGGGCTCGCGATACGTGGAAAACCTCCTGGGCCACTGGGGAGTAAGGAGCCCCGACTACAGACTGCAAAGACCCGAATACCTCGGAGGCAGCACCATCCCGGTAACCGTAAACCCAATCGCGAGAACCTCAAACGGAACAAACGACCAAGGTGACGAAGTCAACGTAGGAGACCTGGGCGCCGAAATGCACGCGAGCGGCGCAAAAAGAACCTTCACCATGGCAGCCACGGAACACGGCTACATCATCGGCCTGGCCTGTGCCAGGGCAACACCAACCTACCAGCAGGGAATCAGAAGGCACTGGATCAACAGAAACGGACGTTTCGACTTCTACGACCCGCTGTTCGCAAACCTCGGCGAACAAAGCGTCCTCACCAAGGAAATCTACATGCCGGCAAACGCAGTGCCGGCGACCCCCACGTGGGGATACCAGGAGAACGCAGCGGAATACCGATACACCCCTAACGAAATCACCGGGGTCCTACGGTCAACCTACTCAGCACCAATGGACTGGTGGCACTACGCGGAGGAATTCACCAGCGAACCAGGACTTAACGACGAGTTCATAACCGACAAGACACAAGAAACGCTCGCGAGATCGCTCGCAACAACCGACGGGCCCTGGAGCGCGCAAATAATCATGGACATCCAGCACGACAGCCACGTCGCGCGACTCATGCCCGCTTACAGCGTGCCTGGCATCGACAAGTTCTAATGAGCTCTACACACCCATATCTGAGCTCATTGAACCTTGAGCTTAACTGAACGGAGGTTATGACCATGGCAGGAGCAGCAGCCGGAATACAAGCTGCTGGCAGCATAGGCGGTGGACTAATTACCGCCTTCAGCCACAACAGCGCCAACAAAGCGAACATCAAGTTGAACCGGGAAAACCGGGATTGGATGGAGAAAATGAGCAACACAGCATGGAGCCGACAAATAGGCGACATGCTGCACGCCGGCATCAACCCAATGCTGGCGGTAAGCCAGGGACCGGCGTCAACGCCAGGGAACAGCGCAGCCACCGTAAGCCCAGTGGACGGCCTAGGCCGGGGGATCACGTCCGCTGGCAGCGTGGCAGCGCAAGCAATCCAACTCGAACAAGCAAAGGCCAATATCGAGTTGACCAGGAACAACGCCTACAAGGCACGACAGGAGGGAAACAGCGCGGCGTTCCTGGCTAACCCAGAAATGCAAGGCAGCAACTGGGACAAACAACAGGCCATCCTAAAAGCAACCGAGCAGCAAATAAAAGCGAGCACCGAACTCAGCGCCGCCCAAAAACAGCAAATCCTGGAAATGCTTCCATTGCTGAAAAACTCCACGGACTGGGGAACCAAACTGAACGAACAACTCACGCACTCAGCAAAAGCCAAAGAGGAACTCGACAAATGGGCCGTACCCGAAGCAAAAGCCACAGCGGAATGGTTCTCCCAAATGGGGACAGCGAACCGAGGAACGCAGTTCATGCAAACGATCATGCAAATTCTCAAAGCACTCGGAGGCAAATAATGAACATCATGGCCAGGATCAAAAACCACACATGGGCCGAACGCCGCGAAATCCTCAAGACGCGGCCAACCAAGCCAACAATGACCGACCAATCACAGGCGGACGGCACCGATCGACACGTGATCGTGACGCGCTTCCTGGCATACGGCCAAGTGAGCGGATCCGCCAAGCCGCCAATCTACGGGGACTTCACCGGAATCCCCCAGGACCTGAAAACCGCGCTAGCCATCGCGCGGGAAGCCAAACACCTGGAAAGCCGACTCCCCAAGGAACTACAGGGAATGACCTTGGACCAACTCACGGAATTGACCCGAGAGGAACTAATCACTAAGCTGACACCGGCTCCAATACCGGAGCCGAAAAAGGAGGAAGCGAAGTGAACCCGCGGGACAACTCCCAACTCAAAATCTTCGCGATCAGGGATCGACTGTTGGACTACTACCAGGCACCCATGGCGCAAATGCGCTCATCGGATCTGGTGGCAGCCATCGCCAACCAGCTCAACAACCCGGAGACCGCATATGAGATCAACCAAGCGCCAGAGCAATTCGAAGTCTGGCAACTCGGGTACGTCACCGACGACGGCCACCTCGTCCCGGACAGGGTCCTCGTCTGCAACTGCGCCCAACTCATTCGAGCAAGTGTTTGGCACAAACGAACCGGAAGCCCTGCAGCGGCTCCGGAACCGACTCCAAACCACGGAGGAGCTCATAGCGGCACTGGAGCAAATGGGGGACCCGGGCCCAGCCCTGTACAGGGCGAACCACAGGCGACGCCTGGGGCTGGCCAAGCACGGAGCACGGCAACTGCGGGAGGCAATAGCCTACGAGACTAAAAGAAAAGATGACAAAGGCAGCCGCTGACCACGGCAGCTGGTGTCATCTGGACCATCTGAATCTAGTAGCAGATGGTCGAGAGGCGTAAAACGGGCCTCGGGGAATACTCCCCGGGGCCCTTTACATTGGAGCAAAAGTATGCGTAGGAATATCAGCGGCAAGCGCCACGCGAAGCGATTCACGAAAGCACGGAGCAAGCACCGAGCAATCAACACGCCATCATTCATCGCCAGAGGCGGAATCAGGCTGTAGCCATGGCGTGTGAAAAACCGTTAGCAGGGTGGAGGGCCGCTGGAAACAGCGGCCCTATTCGTTTCGGCAAGATGCCTCAAGACGGCCAGCTCTGGTGGCCAATAGACATACCCTGCGGACTCTGCATACTCTGCAGAGAAGAACAAGCAAGACAGTGGGCCGTAAGAATCACCCACGAGGCACAAATGCACCTAGTAAGCAGCTTCATAACGCTGACTTACGACGAAAAACACCTACCAAGGTGGGGAAGCCTCAAATACGACGACCTCCAGAAATTCTGGAAACGACTAAGAAAAGACCTAGGACCGCTCAGGTACTACGCGGTCGGAGAATACGGAGACAGGAGCAACCGCCCGCATTACCATGCGTGCGTATTCGGACACGCCTTCCTGGAAGGGCGAAAGCTCCTGAGAAAAACCCCGTCAATGCTGTGGACATCGCCACAGCTGGAAAAAGCCTGGGGGCTAGGAATGGTCAGTGTGGGAGCACTGACCTATGAATCAGCTCGCTACACCGCGAGCTATGTAACCAAAAAACTGCGAAGTCACCAGAAATACGTCCGCGTGGACGAAGAAACCGGCGAACTCCTGGAGCTCGTCCAGCCCAGGAGTTTCGCCAGCAGAGACCCAGCCATCGGCGGCACCTGGCTAGAAGCCTACGGCAACCAGGTGCACGGCCCCGATCGGGTCATCATCAACGGGCGGCCTCAGAAGCCGCCGAAATCATATGACCGATGGCTGGAAAAAACCCAAGGCGAAGAAGCCTTGAAGCAAGTAAAAGAGAAAAGACTAATCAGAGCAACTAAGCAAAAACCCAAGAACGCGCACGCACGCGCGGAAAACGCGCGCGCACGCGCGAAGAGTAAACGCAAGAGCGTCTGACGACGTGCGCCCAGGGGCGCTCGTCAGACGCGAGAGAGGTTACCCACCGGATGTACACATGAGGACATGTGTACATCCCGTGGATAACCAAACCACGGAAAAGAAGTTAAGCAACACAAAGGAACGAGAAATGAACAGGAACAAGACAGCAAGACAGCACAACTTCGCAGTAATACCAAGCGTCCAGATGCCGCGAAGCATGTTTCCCATGCGACAGACACGGAAACAGGCCTTCGATGCATCGGAGCTGATCCCGATCATGTGCGAGGAAGTACTACCGGGCGACACCTGGAAACACACGGAAAGGACAATGGCACGACTGGCGACGAGCATCGCGCCAGTAATAGACGACCTCTCAATCGAGACGTTCTACTTCTTCGTGCCAAACAGAATCCTGGCAAACACAACGCCAGGCGGAAACACAGACGGACTAACCAACGAATGGGAGGCCTTCATCACAGGAACCGAAGAAACCACAATCCCCCTCATCC